TGCAGCGACCAGAAACCACGTTTGTAGGGTTCAACAGCAAGTCGTTTGACAACATCGTGGTGGCGGCGTTCTGCCTCGGGCGCACCGAGATTGAGATCAAGCGCATCGCGGACGACGTCATAACCAACCGCGTGTCCCCCTGGGCGGCGATGCGCAAGTTCAACCTGCGGGACTTCATTCTTGATGACATTGACTTGATTGAGGTCGCACCGTCGTTCGTGGGGCTAAAGGCTTACGGGGCGCGCATGCACATGCCCCGCCTGCAGGACATGCCCATCGCGCACAACGCAATGGTTAGCGCGGAGCAGGAGCCGGTGCTCGTCGAGTACTGCCACAACGACGTTGAGACCACCGCCGAACTCCTGCGCCAGCTGGAGAAGGAGGTGTTGCTGCGCGTTGAGATGAGCCGCCGCTACGGAACGGACATGCGTAGCAAGTCTGACTCGCAGATGGCCGAGCAGGCGTACATCACGAGCATGAAGCTCAAGCGTCGGGACAACGAGGTGCCCGCCACCGTTACCTACACGCCGCCGGGGTTCATCAAGTTCATGGACTCTGAACTTCAGGCGCTGCTTGACAAAGTGGCGGGGCACACCTTCAACATGAACCGCGCCACGGGGCACGTTCAGCTGCCGGACTTTCTTGGCCTGCGCACTGTCAAGTTCGGCACCGGCGAGTACCAACTCGGCGTGGGAGGAATTCACAGTGTACACGATAAGCAAATCTGTCATATCGCAGGCGATGACGTCATCTGTGATATCGACGCCGCGAGCTTCTACCCCAGCATTATTCTTGAATGCGGATTTATACCCGCCGGGCTGGGGCACGCCTTCGTGGCTGAGTACCGCAAGATCTACGAGCGTCGACTCGAAGCCAAGCGGTCCGGTGATAAGACCACTGACGCCACGCTTAAGATTTCTCTAAACGGCACGTTCGGCAAGTTGGCCAGCAAGTACTCGGTGTTGTACTCGCCGGACCTCATGCTGGCGGTTACGCTCACCGGGCAGTTCACGCTTCTAATGCTCATAGAGTGGCTCGAGCACGCCGGGGCCACCACCCTGTCAGCCAACACCGACGGCATCGCGATACGCTACCCTCGTGCCTTGGAGGACACGGTGCAGAGGGTGGTCAGCCGGTTTAGCCAGGTGTCGCGGTTCGCGTTTGAGTTTACGCCGTATCGCGCACTGGCGATGAAGGACGTGAACAACTACATCGCCGTGAAGCCGGATCGCTCGCTCAAGGTGAAGGGTATCTACGCTCCGCTGTCGCTGCGCAAGAACCCCACCGCGCAGGTGTGTGCCGATGCCGTGGGGCAGTGGCTCGCTAACGGCGTCCCGTTTGAGCAGACGATCCGGAGTGCGCCGTTCTGCGACTTCATCTCGGCGCGTAACGTCACGGGCGGCGGCGAGCAGATGGGCCAGTACTTGGGCAAGGTGGTGCGTTGGTACCAGAGCAACGACCCCGCGCTGGAGCCTATTCGCTACCGCAGCAACGGCAACAAGGTGCCCAAGACTGAGGGCGCGCGCGCCTGCATGACGCTGATTGACAAACTCACCCACCCGGAGGATCTTGACTACACTTGGTATCGCAAAGAGGCGTGCAAAATTGCGGTAGCTGTGGGTTGCGCGGCTTACCTCACGTCCGAAGAACAAGCACTCATTGCACCCCCACCCAAAGCAACTAGGAAGCGTAAAGATGGAACAAGGTAACACGCGCACGGTTTTCGTCGTGCAAGTTGACAACACGAAAGACCTGAGCGACGCGCGGCGCTACGGGCAGTTGCGCGCGGTGTTCGGCAAGCCGCGCAAACCGTACGACACTAACAGCATGATCTACCGCGCCCGCACTGTGCTTAAGGACTGGGAGCCCGGTGACTACCTGCTGATGATTGGCGACCCTACGCTCTGCGCGGTGTGCATGACCGTGGCGGCGGACTTTAACGACCGGATCAACGTGTTGAGTTGGAACCGGGACACCTTTGACTACGTGCCGCAGGAGTGGGACTTCGCGGTGGACGGCACGGAGTATAACGATTTCGCAACGGCGGACGACTAACCGCCTCTACTCAGAAAGGAGAAACAAAATGTCAAAAGAGAAAGAAAACACTTCCTCGTGGCAGGACAAGCTGCGTAAGGGGAAACAAGATGTGCCGCCCCGCGTAGTTGTCTACGGCGGTCACGGCATTGGTAAGTCGACGCTGGCGAGCCAGTTTCCGAGCCCGATCTTCATCAGCACTGAGGACGGTCTTGATTCGCTGGACGTAGTGAGCTTTCCGCGAGCGCAGCACATCAACGAAGTGGTTGAGAACATCAAGACCCTCATCAAAGAGGACCATGCGTTCAAAACCGTCGTTATTGACTCGGTTGATTGGCTCATCGAGCCGCTCATCGTGGGTCATGTTGAGGCCAGCCACGACGCTAAGGACCTCGCCTACGGCAAGGGCCAGATGCTCGTCGCGGAGGAGTTCCGGGAGATCCTGCAGGGGTTGGACGTACTGCGCTTGAAGCGCGGCATGAACGTGGTGCTCATCGCGCACGCGGCGGTGGTCAAGTTTGAAGACCCCCGCACCGAGCCATATGACCGTTACCAGCCCAAGCTGCCCAACCGCTGCAACGCGCTGCTGCAGGAGTGGGCCGACGTCATCGCGTTTGCGGCGTTCAAGGTCATCATCCGCAAGTCGGACACCGGGTTCAACAATCAGAAGACGCGCGGTGTGACCACCGGCGAGCGGCTGCTGCACTTTGTTGAGAACCCCGCCTACGCTGCCAAGAATCGGTACAACTGTCCCGATGAGATCGAGATGACGATCGCGAATCTCGAGAAACTGATCCCCATCGCCAAGTGACTTTTTAAGGAGAATTGAAATGGCTAAGTTTGGATTTGATACCTCTGACGTTACCCCCGACACCGGCGCAGGCGGTGGTGGCTCGTACGAACCGTTCCCGCCCGGCGAGTACATCGTCAAGGCGCTGGAGGCCGAAGAGAAGACCACCAGCCGGGGCGACGGCACCTACATCAAGGTGAAGTTCGAGGTCGTCAAGGGCGAGCACACGGGCCGCCTGTTGTGGCAGAACTTTAACGTCGTCAACCAGAGCGCCAAGGCACAGCAGATCGGCCGTCAGCAGCTGGTGGCGTGGGCCGCCGCCTGCGGCAAGCCCGACGCTGACGACACCGACAAGCTGCTCGAGAAGCCCTGCCGCGCGGAAGTGATCATTGAGAAGGGCACCGGCGGCTACAGCGACAGCAACAAGATTAAGGCGTTCTTGTTTGACGCGGCGGAGACCGCCAAGCCAGCAGCCCCAAAGCCCGCCGCGCCTAAGCCCGCCGCTCCCGCCGCAGCCAAGTCCGCCAACCCCTGGGACTGAGGCCATGGTAGCCATTCCGCCCCGCGCTGAGCAGCAGATCATAAACCGGGTCTACGCTGCGATTCAGAAAGAGAGAGCAGACGCTGATCTGTACCTCGGGCGGCTTGGCTCGTCTTTTATAGGCGAAGAGTGCGTTCGTCAAATCTGGCTCGACTGGCGAGGGTTCGCCCGCGAGCAGTTTGAGGGGCGCATGCTTCGCTTGTTTGAGACTGGCCACCTGCAGGAAGCGCGCATCGTTGAAGACTTGCGTCGCGCCGGGTTTGCCGTGTGGGACAAACGTGAGGACGGTCGCCAGTACGAGTTTAACGACCCGTCTGGGCACTTCATCACCAAGGTGGACGGGGTGATCAAGGATGTCCCCGACAGCGACAAGCCGCACGTGCTCGAGGTCAAGACGCACAACAAGAACAGCTTCTCCGCACTGGTTAAGAAGGGCGTGCAAGAGGCCAAGCCGACCCACTACGCGCAGATGCAGATCAGCATGGCGCTCGGCGGGTTCACGCGTGCGCTCTACGTCGCGGTCTGCAAGGACGACGAGCAGTTCTACGTTGAGCGCGTCAAGGAGGACAAGGCCGAGCAGAAGAAGCTACAGCAGCGAATTACCAAGCTGCTCGAGGCGCGGCTCCGCCCCGCTGGCATCAGCGACGACGGGTCGAGCTTCGGCTGCAAGTTCTGCAGCATGAAGGCGGTGTGCGTAAAAGAGGCCGCCCCGCTGCGCCACTGCCGCACCTGCGCAATGTGCACCCCCGGGCCGGAGGGCAAGTGGGTGTGCGAGATGAACCGCAGCACCCTGACGCTGGATGAGCAGCGCAAGGGCTGTGAGCACTACGAGGCGCTATGATTACGATAGGTATTGACCCGGGGCTGAGCGGCGCTATTGGCGTACTGCGCAACGGCGCGTTTGTCACCGTGCTTGATATGCCCATCGTAGCCAAGGGCTCCGGTAGTGTGAAGAACGAGGTCGACCCCGCCGGGCTCGTCGAGCTGCTCAGGCAAAACGCCCCGCCGCACGAGGCGGTGGCCGTGGCGCTTGAGCGGGTGAACGCGATGCCCGGGCAGGGGTCGTCCTCAATCTTCAGCCTGGGTGACAGCTTCGGCTGTGC